GCCTCACGTCATCTCTAGGTTCTCTAACGCTTACGGGCGATTGTAACATAACGCTTACTGGTATAGGCACTACTTCTACTACAGGAGCTGCTGTTGCTACTGGTGTTGCTGAAGTTACCCCTACAGGTAATGCGATCACATCAGCTCTTGGTACTGAAACTGTAACAGGGTCTTCAACTCACACTGTAACAGGATTAGGAACAACTTTATCACTTGGTGATGAAACTGCTACAGGTGTACCTCAATCTGGTTGGGGCCGTGGAGCTAATGCCGATACAGGTGAAGAAATAGGGTGGTCAGATAACCTTTGGAATATTCTTGAGTCTCAATATCCAGTAACAGGTAATGAATTAAGTTCAGGTATTGGACAAACAGTTGCTACAACTGATGTTAATATTGTTCCAACAGGTCTTGGTTTAACAAGCACCGCAGGTGTTTTAGGAGGCTTTGCTCAAGCGAGTGGTGTCACAGCCACTTCATCAATAGGAACATTCTCTATATCAGGAGATTCACAATTAACTATTGTTGCTGCTAGTGAACCTGAGTTAGATATTAGTATAGGAACAGTTGCTATTGCAATTGGTAAAACAGCTTTTCCATCAGGAAACGCTATTACTGCAAGTCTTGGAACAGAAGTTGTAACAGGAAATGCTATTGTATCACCAACTGGTGTAGGTTTAACAGGAACTTTAGGAACTGAAGGAGTTCAAATAGATGTTAACCTTATTGGTGTAGGAGGTTTTGTTACAAAAACTGTAACCGTTGTAAGCACTGCTAGTGGAAATAAATATGTTATTGATGGTGTTCAACAAGAAACATTAGAATTAATAACAGGCAATACTTATAGATTTGATCAATCTGATGCTAGTAATGATAATCATCCATTCAGATTTAGTGAGACATCAGACGGTAGTCATGGAGGAGGATCGGAATATACAACGGGTGTAACAACAAACGGAACTCCAGGTAATGCAGGAGCTTATACTCAAATAACGGTAGCTGCTAGTGCACCTACTTTATACTACTATTGTACAAATCACTCTGCTATGGGGGGACAAGCAAATACTCCTCCTGCAAGTGTTGGAAACAATGCATTTACTGCAAATGGATTAACTAGCTCTGTTGGAGACGTAACAGCATCTGCTGGAGCAACTGTCTCTTTAACAGGTATTGGTTTGGTTGCGGGTATAGGAGATGCTACACAAGCAAGTGTTTATGAAGCGCCTGGTGTACAGGTTACAGCGACTTCTGGACTATTAAATGTTAAAACAGATGTTAGCTTTACAGTGACTGGAGTTTCTGCTACAAGTAGTACAGGTAATCTACAAGGAACCTTCTGGTCTCAAGTAGATGATTCTAACTCGGATATTAGTTGGACAGAAGTTCATCAAGCCGCATAAAAGTTTTGACAAACTTAAAAAAAATTACTAAAACTTTATTAGGAGATTAAATGAGTTCAACTTATTCAACTGGCTTACGAATAGAGCTACAAACATCAGGAGAGAATTCGGGTACCTGGGGTACTATTACGAATCTCAAGCAAACAACGAAGCTAGACAAAATCAATTAATTTTAACAGGAACAGTTTCTACAACTCACACTTTACAATTTCCAGCTACACAAAAAACTGTTGGTATTTATAATAACATTAGTGGTGGTGCAGATATATCTGCAAGACTAGGTGCTTCAGGGAATACTGTTACAGTAACTAATGGTAAGTATAGATTATTAGCTACTGACGGAACTAACTGGTATGATATTTTTTCATTAGCTGGCTTAGGTGAAGCTTGGCAAATTAAAACTAGTAACTATACAGCATCAGATGGAGATAATCTTTTTGTTGATACATCTGGTGGTGCAGTAACAATAACTCTACCTGCTTCTCCTTCAATTGGAAATCAAGTAAAACTTATTGACGCTGAAGGAACTTTTGGTACAAACAATTTAACA